CGACCATTACCAGATCGTCGTTGACACCTTCAAGTCTTGATAAACTTCGTTTTCCTAATTTATATCCCATTATTTTGTCCTTGCTCGGATAGCTTGTGCTTCTTTCAAAATCCTAGCTCGGCGTTCTTTTGCCGTTTCTGAGGTATTTACAAGGTTTTTAGTCTTCAATGGTTTTTTGTTCTTTTTAAGAAGAGATTTGTTGCTGGTTTGAGGAGCATAGCCAAGCGCGTTATACCGTCTAACATCATCCATTGGCGCTCCACCTTGCTCATACAAAGAACCCGAGGGTAGTTTAACTTTTCCAGTTAAACTCGGGGGTGTTCTCGAAGCTCTTTGTGCAACTCCTGCTCTCAAAATATCAGGAACGCCTTTTTGAAAAGGTTGCACAGGGACGCTTCCTCGATCTGAGGTTTTAGATGCAGGTTTCACAAAAGGTTGATTCGGCATACCATCATCACCATCTCTGTACAAAGAGGTTAGGGACTCGCTTTTACGTCTTGTACCTTTTGGCATATTACCTAATCTATCTACAACTTTTCCATTTGTTCCGTACGTCGCCATTATTTACCTCCAGAGTATTTTGAAATTGCTCTATTACCAAACCAAAAAGCTAAAACCGCAGACATCAATCCAGCAGTTTCTGAATCCCACATAAGCTCAACAGCTTGCATCCAATCACCACCCGCCTGTGTAACTTTAGCCATAATCACGACTTTTGTGGCAATGAATAAAGCAAAAAACATATAAGTGATAACGGGCCGAACGGACCCACGCAGGGCGTTGATAAAACCTCCAGCATCGATAGAACTGTCATGCAAATACAATCCTTTTGTTTCTTCTATATCCGCCTGTTTATCTAACTCTACTAATTTCATCTCAGAACGCTTCTGCGCTAGTTCTGTTTCAAGCTGCAACATCTCCATACGGTGCTTTTGCGCTTGGTTTGCTTTGAAGTAATTAAGAACCTCTGGCAGAAATGAACTGCCAAATCCTAACAAACTACCTAATAGTGTTATCATTTTTCATGCGAAAGCCATACAGCAAACGCCCCCGTCATTGCGCCAGTTACTACAGAAATTAAACTAGCCTGTTGCGTAGATAAATCTGGTTGAGTCAAAGCCCACTCTATACATCGCACGTACACAACAGTCATCGTAAACATCATGAATCGCGGGAGAAGTTTGTACTCTAAGATTTTAGAAAAAGCTAACTGCATTTAAAACAATCCTTTAAACTTTATCCCACTTAAAGCAGCACCGCCGCCTCGGCTAACTTGCCCCGAACCCGCTTGGCCTTTAGTCGCATTCATTCGCGCAGCTTGTTCACCAGATTTTGGCGAGCCATCTGCTCTTTTTTCGCGCTTTGCTTTTTCTTTCAACAGTTTCATACGCTGTTTGCGATTATACTCGTCATCTATTACATTGCTATCTCTATCATAAGTAGCATCCGGATCATAATCCTCCGGCATATCTTCTATAGCCATCTGTAATGCTTTTTCAATACCCTTTGCACCAACAGAACCTTTTTCGTAACTCTTCATTTTAGCCATATTACTATCCTCTACTCTGTGCGTTAAGTCTCATTCGAGCAATATCTTCAGTAGAATCTATCCGCTCTTGGGCTACCGCATTACTCTGTTGCTGGCGAAGTTGGTCCAGCTGGAGTTTTTGTTGATCTATTTGCTGGTCTGAAACAATCTCTTGTTGTTTCAACGCTAACTCTTGCTTCTTAAGCTCAACCAACGGATCATCGGGCGGGGCAGGGGGCAACTGTTTCTGATACTCAGAAATCAACTGGGCCTGTATTTGCGCTATCATTTTAGCATGTTCTTCAGGGGGCATCTGCGCTTGTTGCGGCTGTTGCTGCATCTGCTGTTGATGGATTACCATAGCTTTCATACCCAAATGGTCGTAAATATGTTTTTCCAACACTAACAACACAGGAGGCTGCATTTTTGCAACCTGACTTTTCATATAAGCCATATGAACTACTATGTGGCTATCATGATCTTGCTCAGGAAACGCCTGTAATTTACCCTGACCACCCGCTACAGCACTCGCTGTTTGGTTTTCTGCCGCAGGATCAGTAGGCTCGGGCTTTGGCTCAACTTTTAATATTTGTTCGATATTATTTACACCCAGAGCTAAATAAACTCGCTGATAAGCCTCATGCAAATTATGCAATTCGGGTGCTGCCTGAGCTAATTTCAACTGTTCTTGGGCCATAACTACCCGTTGCGACATACTAAAAATGTTAGGATCGCTAATTGGTAAAATATCCACCCTGCCATCGAAGTCTTGCGTCTTAATTTGACTATCTACACCCACATTATACGGGTAAGGCCGTGGATCATCTGCAAATAAACGCCCCAACATCTTTAATTCTAATTTTAAAGAAGCATGTAACCGCTTATGCACCGCACTTACGATACGACTGCCCCGTTCTAACAACGCAATCGTAGTTCCTACAGGCATTTCTTGCTTACCATCGCCAACACCTAAATCCGTATTGCCAATAAACCGATTTGCTGCCTCAACAACAAACCCCATAAGCTGAAATAACGTACCACTCGGCTCTTTATACGGTAAAGGCATTAAAGAAGCCTTTAAATCGCCTCCTGGAACATCAACATCGCGAAATTCTCCGGGTTGTAACGGAGTTCCATCATCAGCGATACGCAAACCACGCGCTTTAAATCCAGCTGGCATATTCGCAAGCGTTCCCGCATCGATTAACTGCCGTAAAGTAGAAGTAGCCGTGCGCGATAAATTTCCTAACAAATGAACTAAACCAAATCCGTAAAACCCAAGTCCCGGAGTAAACTTATATTGCACAAAATGCGGTATCTTACTCTTCTGTGGATCATCTTCACGGAAATTACGCCGAATACTCAATACATCGCTGGTATTTTTACAAACCGTCACAATATATGGTAACTTAATACCTGTTTCTTCACCATCATCAGTAACATCGGGAAACTCAGGCAAATCTAAATAACAATGGCACTCATACAAAGTAAACATTTCATCTGTATCACTAGGGGATTTACCCTCTAATTTATCATACGCATCGATAATATCGCTTGAATCATCACTTGTAGAACCCTTCATATCGATATCTGAGTAAAAACCCGCTACCTGCAATTTGCGAAGCTCATTTTGTGATATCTGTATAGAATGTGTAACACGCTCCGCTGTGCGTAAATCAGTAGCAGTATACGGCACAATCACTTCTTCAGCAGGAATAAACTTACTTACAGGCCGACCTAATGAATCATCATGGTACAACTTCTTAAAAGCACTGCCAGCTAAACCCAAATAATACAACATCTGGTCAAACTCAGGCTCATACTCCTCCATCTCATACATGATTTGGTAATTCATATAATCCTGTACACGCTGAGCTTGCTGCTCTGCCTCCGGCGTAGGAGTACCAACAATATTACCACGCACAGGGCCAGTGCTCGGCAATAACTCTTTATAAGCTCCCGCTTGAAACTGCGTTACAGCTTCATTCAATACAGGATGCACAACACCAGTTGCACCATCAAACGGCTCAGTACGGTCCTCATAACGCATACCAAGCAACTTCAAACCCTTTACATACGTATCACGCCAGTCGGATCTACTATTCTCATCGCTATCGACACTATCCAACACATAAATAGAAACACCCGCTAATTCATCATCATCTATTACATCAGCTAAATTACCAAAAAAATCTACCTCAGTAACAACCTCGGTAGTCTCGCCAAAAACAACTTCCGCACCACCCTCATCATCCTCTATAACTTCCAAATTTAAAAATTCATCTTCTTGCGCGGCTAACTGCTCTTCTTCAGGACTCAAAATATCCATAGGGGCTTGAAGTAAAGATCGATCGATATTGCTCGGGCGAGATTCTATTGCCATTAGTAATAATTCCTTCTCCTAGGGGTCGACTCAACCTCTTCATAATCCTCTGGGTGCTGAATAAAACCACCCTCTCTAAATCTTCGCAAAGCCTGAGTCACCGTATCCACATAATCATCATTCTCACCAGCAGGAAAAGCCGCACACTCCTCAATAACCTCTTCTGCCCATCGCGTATCTGGTGCCCACACTAAACCACTTTCAAACATCGGTGCAATCGAATTCACACGAGTAAACTTATCATTACCTCTGCTAGGACTATAATTCGTCACAGGAATACCCATACTCCGCAACTCCTGCGTCAACGGCATACCACTAGCCTTTGCCTCTATCAACACACACTCCGGATCCCAATACTTATACTCCTCCAACGCTATACGGCGTAACTCAGGAAAATCCCATCTACCTCTACGGGCATCCATTAATATAACATTTGGGGGCGCACCATCATACTCATAAAAAACACCCCACGTTGTTATAGCACTATAATCAGCAGTCTCGCTTTTACTAAACGCCGTATCATAAGACTGCATAACATACTCAATAGCAGGTAACTCCTTATGCTCCCACTTACACCACCACTCACGTTTCAATAACGCAGATAACTCACTCGTCGGGTTCTGCTGCCACTGCGCCTCCCACTTACCTACACTCAAACTACCCTTAACAGCTAATAAATCCTCCTTAGCCCAAAACTCAGGCCAAACAGGTTCATCACTCTCCGGCATCAAAGCAGGGAACTCAACAACCTCCCACTTATCCGCTAACACATCGCGCGCTTGCTGGCGCAACAACTTACCAGTTAAATCGTTCTCCGCCCATCGGGTCATAATAATTACAATCGTACCTCCAGGTTGTAAACGCTGGCGGGGTCCAGACGTATACCACTCATAAGCATGCTCCAAAGCAGTAGGACTCAACGCATCCTGCTCACTATGGGGGTCATCAATAATCAATAAATCCGCACCTCGGCCAGTCACAGCACCACCAACACCCGCAGCAAAATACTCTCCACCCAAACTCGTCTCCCAACGTCCAGCAGCCTGACTATCTGCTCGTAACTCTACTCCCTCAAAAACCTTCACATACTCAGCAGAATTCATCAAATTCCGCACCTTACGTCCAAATCTATAAGCCAACTCAGCAGTATGCGTAGTCTGCATTATCTTAGCTCGGGGGTTTCTACCCATCCACCAACTCGGTAACAAATAACTGCCAAACTCACTCTTCGTATGTCGCGGTGGCATATTCACAATTAAACGCTTCAACTCTCCCATAGCCAAACGGTTAAACTTCTCAGCCATTATCTTATGGTGGCGTCCATTAATAAACTCAGGCCAAACAGCCTGAACATACGTCATAAAATCCTGCTTACCCTCAGCTGCAACACGCATCTCAGCAGCACGCTCCATCAAATGGGCATAACGGCGCAACTTATCATCAGGCAAACCAATCAAATCCACAAAATATCTCCACTCTCAAACAAACATCAATAATTATTTCTACATCGAATAATTTTCAAACACAACGCAATCAAACAAAAACATCAATAAAAGGGGTCAACGAATCATCAATCAATGATTATTAAAAACAAACTACGAAAAA